AGCTCCACCAAGAAAGCATATGAGTTTTTCAGATAGACTGAGTATCCTTGAGAGACTCCCATCACATCGGCGCATGACTGCGAGAGATAAGGCTGGGAAGACCTCAAAGAAAGCTAAGAGAAAACATTCAGAGGAACACTTCAATAAGGATTGGGATAAAGATCTGTGGGAGTAGACTTTGTAGCATTATTCATATGGAAGTATGGGGTATACCTACTCATCACATATGCTTTGTTTGAGGGGCTGTAATAGAATTCGATTGAAAGAATATGGTTCTATTGGGACTGTTCATAATAAATTAATCGCAAACAATGACGATTATACATCTGTAGGATATGTTGCAATAGCTGCATAGTCCTACGAGGTTTTTGGGAGACACCTGGCAACAGAAGTCTCCCTTTTTTTGTATCAACTTTTTATATGCTATATTCATTTAACTTCCTCAAAACTCACCACTTCAAAGAAATCTGTCAGCCTATTCGTACTGACATAGGTTGGCTCTATACTGTTCGGGTATGCTCAGGGCCGGCCCCGCCCCCAAAACCTCAGCGTAAACGTAGGTAAGGGATCCCTTGTCTGAAAAATCTCCGGGCCTGCTTAGGGGAACTGGAAAAATTCTTTAGTAATCATATAAATATCTATATGGAAAAATCTTTAAAACAAAGAGAACAATTGGAAGGATACCTGAGAGGTGAAGATACCTGGCCAAATTATCTTACTATAGGTGATATATTAAATCGAATAGTAGAAGAGTCTGAAGAGGAAGAACAAGATGAATAGTTATTTTATGGGCCAAGATGGCTTTAACTGGTTTGTCGGAGTTGTTGAGGACAGAGCAGATCCAGAGAAAGCAGGCCGAGTCAGGGTTAGGTGTTTGGGTTATCACTCAGCAAAGACTGAAGATATTCCTATGGAGGACTTGCCTTGGGCATCGGTGATGATGCCTGTCACAGCAGGTGCAAATTCTGGTATCGGTTTCTCTCCACACTTTCTCCTAGAGGGTACATGGGTTGTCGGTTTCTTTCGTGATCCTGCTAAGCAAGAGCCAGTTATCATAGGTGCAATCCCTGGCAAGAATACTTCTGTAAAAACTAACTTTACAGTTGCATCTAGTTCTGCAGCTGGTGGATATTCTAAAGGTGGGGGTTTCGTAGATCCAAATGCAAAATATCCTACAGAGCTTTATCTAGACAAACCAGATACTAATTTACTAGCACAGGAATCTACTGATACTCACCCCTCAAGAGAAAAAAAAGATACTCTTGATGAAGGTTGGACAACTGCAACTGGTACTGCCGACCAACCAGCCTCTACTCAAATAAATGCCAAGTATCCTACTAATCATGTTTTTGAAACGGAGTCGGGTCACTATGTTGAATTCGATGATACTGCTGGAAATGAACGAATACACCTATACCACAAAATGGGTACGTTCATTGAGATTGATAGTTCTGGTAATGTAATCATCAAGACTGTAGGAAATGTTACTAACATTACTGCTGGGAATATGGACACTTATGTTAAGGGAAATTATAATCTTTCAGTAGGTGGTACTATGGGAGTATGGGTTAAAGACATGGTTACTGAAAAATTTGACGGAGGAAGAAAGACTACTATTACAGGAAATGATGAAGTTGCTATTACAGGAACTTTAACAGCAAAGGTTACTAAGGATGTAACTAACACTTATAGTGCTAACCTTACCACAACTATTACTGCACTTGGTTCTATCAAGGCTTCTGGTGCAATGACTGTCGGTGGTTCATCAATCAGTTTCAACTAATGCCAGCAAGACTCGCAAATGTCGGTACACATACTATAGCAGCTTTACCAGCTGCAGGGACTTTGACTAATGCTGGTGCAAAGACAGCTGGTGGTATGGAAAATATAGGTACTGCAACTAGTAGTACTTTTACTATGTCAGAAACGATGACTTGTATAGAAACGGTAAATTCTCCTATAACTAGTCCACCAGTAACAATTGTGTCTGATGGTTTGGAAACAGCTGCAGGGCCAATGATTTCGATTACTGATATATCAATACCAGCTTCATGGACTGTTCCTGCTACAAGTAAAAGTGAATCATTATCTGGTATTGGTACTGCTGCTAATAATACTAGTGCAGGAACATATACAATTTTTCCAGATGTGAAGATTACAATAGTTCAAGGTGCATCTACTGTATCTGCTGGTGTGGGTATTCAAACAACAACCGCAACAATAACTGGGCCGGTAACAGAATTAGATGATTGGGTAGTGCCTTGGACACCTACAGATAAACCCCCATTCTTTGATGGTTCGGATTTTGGATTGGCAAGAAGTTCTGGTTATGGAAATACACAAAAGGGTGGGCCGGGAATATTTTATATTACATTTACTCTGAAATTTTTCTTAGCCGCTTTCTCTGATGGGCCTTGGTCAGGCACACCAATAGAACTTGACTTTAAGATAGGTGTTATAAATAATTATGACAATGATAGGGAAAAATATATTACAGCTTATAGAGAAGCTTATAGTACCCTAACAAAAGTTCCAGAACTATCGGAGTGGCAAACATAATGGCAGGATCAATGGCAAGAGAAGGTGATCAAACAACTGGACATGGTTCATTTGCACCTTCAATATTTTTACCAGGCTCATCTTTGTGTCAGAAGGCAACCATTGAGGGCAAACCTATGTTGACTATAGATGCAAAGTGTGCGCCTCATGGTTCACCATCTCCATCTACACCTGTAATTGGAACGATTATTGAAGGCTCTCCAACATCCTTAGTAACTTGTGATGATGGTGTTAAAAGAAAAGTCGCAAGGATAGGAGACTCATTAGATTGCGGTTGCAAGATAGTGGGTGGAGCAAAGACAGTAGGTGCTGGAGCAAATGCATAATAAACAATTAATCATTAATAAGGTGATATGACAGAAACAGAAACAGACATGAAAATAGAAGATCAAAAAAAATCAATCGAAGCACGAAAGAAATTAAACTTTTGGGCTAGACTTGTATTGAGTCTAGTAATATTCGGTGCATTTTTTATATTATTGTATTTACTATTCTTTGCACAAGTCGGAGAGACATATCGAGATATTGTAAATATTTTGGTTGGTACATATGTGGCCATCCTAACTAAGACAGCTGACTACTGGTTCAAAGATAAGGATGATCCTGAACATAAGGAATCAGAAGCACTTAACACTAACGGAACAGCAACACTATAATGGCATGGGATGCATCAAGACAGAATGAGAAAAGATCAAGTCGAGTCTACAAAGATTTGAACTTGAACTTTTCAGCAAATCCAGTTACAGGAGATGTAACTACTGTTACTGATGTAATTGCTGTTAAAAGGTCTGTTCGTAATTTGTTACTTACAAACCATTATGACAAACCGTTCCATCCAGAGATTGGGTCTAATGTACCAGCTTTACTTTTTGAGAATTTTGGGCCTATAACTGGAAATCAATTATCCAGAGCGATAGAAGAAATGATTGGTAACTTTGAACCTAGAGCTAGAGTAACTGCTGTAGAGTGCAGTCCTATATTAGAATCAAATTCTTATAATATTGTAATTAATTTTTATGTTGAAAATCTCCCAGCAGAACTCCAAACATTTCAAACACTTTTAGAAGCGGTACGATAATATGGCTACAAATTCAAAAGGAAGAATAGAGATTACCGATTTAGATTTTGATTCGGTTAAAGATAATTTCAAATCTTTTCTTTCACAACAAACACAATTCACAGATTACAATTTTGAAGGGTCTGGTATGTCGGTTCTAATGGATCTCTTGGCATACAATACTCACTACTTAGCATTTCATGCAAATATGCTTGCAAACGAAATGTTCATAGATACTGCATTGACTAGAGCTAGTGCCGTTTCTCATGCAAAGTCATTAGGTTATTTACCCTCATCAGCAAAATCATCAACTGCAATTGTTGACATTACTGTTACAGGTGTTCCAACTTCCCAAGCCTCTTTAATTATGGCTGCAGGAACAATCTTCACTACTTCAGTTAATGATACAAGTTATCAATTTGTAACGATTGGAGATCACACAGCAACTTCTACTACTGGCACATTTGTGTTTAGTGATATTTCAATTTATGAAGGTACAAGAGTTAGATATACATATACTGTAAATTCTTCAAACTTAGAACAACAGTTTGTAATTCCTTCAGCAGCTGTAGATACTAGTACTGTTGTTGTATCTGTACAAACATCATCAAGTGATGTTACTACAGAAGTTTATACTTTGAATACAGATTATACTACACTTAATTCAACATCCCTAAAATACTTTTTACAAGAAATAGAAGAAGGAAGATATGAAGTATATTTTGGTGACGGAGTTATAGGTAAAAAACCTATTGATGGAAATATTGTTATATTGGATTATGTTGTAACTAGTGGAAGTATCGCTGATGGTGCAAGTGCATTTACTCCATCTTCATCAGTTGGTGGATATTCTAATATTACTGCATTAGCATCAGCTAGCTCTTCAGGTGGAGGTGATGCTGAAAGTGTTGACTCTATTAAGTTTAATGCACCATTGAAGTATGCAGCACAGGGCCGGGCGGTGACACCAGATGATTACAAATCCATAGTCCCTTCAGTATATACTAATATTAAGTCTATACAATGTTGGGGTGGAGAAGATAATGATCCCCCAATTTATGGAAGAGTATATATTGCCATTAATCCTAATACTGGATCAACCCTAACCACTACAACTAAAAATTCAATTATTGCT